CATGATGCACGATTACATTCGTTCAACGCCTTGGGGACGCCTGGTAGGTAAGACGTTGTGTCCTACCGATCTCATGGATTTATCTGCTAACAGAATAGATCCAGATGCTGATAACCATAAGTGGCTCAGTATCGATTATTCGTCTGCAACGGATAATTTGAGTGCTTCACTGTCAAGAGAGATATTAGAATATCTGACAGATGGATTACCGTTTGAAGTCCGAGACATTTTGTTGAAAGTTCTCGCACCTCATACTGTTTTCTATCCTTTCGATTCAGGGCTAGCGCCCGTAGAACAGGAGAATGGCCAGCTTATGGGCTCAATTCTCAGTTTTCCAATTCTTTGTCTAGCAAATCTAGGAGTGTTTCTTTACAATACCGTTGAAAGTACGTGTAAGGACGAAATTGCCAATCTGGGAGCTTTTATTCCTGTCTTGAAAAGGACAACGAAGGATAATCTGCCTGCTAGATTGAAGAGTGTTTTAGTTAATGGGGATGACATGCTTTATGCAGCTCCTGAACATTACTTTACCAGCCACTCCCAACTTGGTGAACAAGTTGGTCTTGAGATGACTAAGGGTAAAGCTTATTGCCATGCTAAATTCGCTAATGCAAATTCGACCTGCTTTGTTTATGATTTGAACATAGCGGGAGCAACTCCGCGCGTGATTCCTTATCTTAACACGGGACTCTTTTATGGTCAACATAAAGTCCTGGGGGATCACAAAGATACAGATCTAGAAGAGAACCTCTATCCGCATATTGTGGTAATTCCTGAATTACTGAACGGTGCTCTACCTGGTAAGGAGAGCGATCTACTAAAACTCTATTTGCATGAACACAAATCTGTGCTTGCAAAAGAACAAGAGGGTAGAAATCTGTTTATTTCCAAAAGCCTTGGTGGCTTTGGTATTAAACAACCGGCAGGCTTTGTTAACAGAATTACAGGCCAACAATTTGCGATAGTTCACTCCAATATGGTGGATAGTGTGAGGAAAGGACTTACATTGTCGAGCCGACCTCACTTCGGGAATGAGGAACCAGAGATCACTTCAAGAAAGTGTGTCCCATGGTGTTCACCCGAAGCTTCAAGTTTTCGTAAATGGAGATGTAGATGGGGAAATAAGTCTGAGAAATACATCATGACTAGATTCCATACATTGTACCCGGAGC